ATCTAGAAAACATACAAAAACAAATTCAACAAGTACAGGCTTTAGTTCCTAAAGTACAACAAGTTGTTAATACTACAAAAACCGTAATCAATATTGCACAAGGAATAAAAACTGCAATAACGGTTGCACAACTTTCTAATCCTGCTACTGCACCACTATTTATTGCACAACAACTTCAAGAAATACAAAATGCTACAATTACTAATGCATTAACTTGTGTTAATCAATTGGCTAATTATCCAATTTCTTTAATAAACAAATTGCCACCATTAATAATGCCCCCTATACGAGAAGCATTATCTAAATTAAATAGTTCGTGCAACGGAGATATACCAGAAATTGTTATACCTAAAATTGGAGAAGTAGATGCAAATAACATAACAAATTACAATGATTTATTTCCATCAAAATTTTATCAAGATATCAATGTATCGGAATCTGATTTATTGAATCGCGCTAACGTTATACAAGATTTAATTTCACAACAATTGGATGTATTATCTAATATACGAGAAGCTCCTAGCACAGTAATACAACAACAAGGTCCTCCATCTAATGACATTGGAAAACAAGGTGATTATTATGTTGATACGCAAAATTTAATTTTTTATGGACCAAAATTAACAGATGAAAAATGGCCTCCGGGCATAAATTATTAAACACAATATTTATATAAAAGTATTCATATGGATTCAAAAACATTGATAAAAGCACTTAAAACTGCCGTGCGAGAAGTTGTAAAAGAAGAATTAACTGAAATTCTTCGGGAAGGTTTACAATCTACAATTACAGAAATAAATCAAGAACAAAAAACAACAACACCTATACAAATTAATTCTAAACCAATTCAACAATCTAAAAACAAAGTACAATTTACTGACAATAAATGGGCTTCTGTTTTAAATGAAACGGATAGTTTATTTGAACAAGAACCATTGGCTATGAATAATTTTCGAGATTTAATGAATGAAGGCATTGAAGAAATTCGAATGAATTCGCAGAATGCAGTTGATTTTGGAACAATGCGACAAAATATGCGCGAAGCAATGGGCATTGCACCTACAGCACCAAAAGTAATAGAAGACCCCGAAACGGGTAAAACATTTGAAGTTCCACAAGAAGTGCAACAAGCAATGACTCGAGATTATTCAGCATTAATGCAAGCAATTAACAAAAAGAAAGGTATGTAATGGGGTATCAAGTTGTTGTTGCTGCTGATGTTATTCGAACAACCAATGTATCTACGTTAGGTGTTTCGTTGGGAGCTAACGGCGTTGCTGTATTTGATTCAACATATACTAGTATTGAACAGGAATTTGCTAAGTTAAAAACATTGTTATTAACAAGAAAAGGCGAACGTATTATGTTGCCAACATTTGGTACAGATTTATTAAAAATTATATTTCAACCAAATACATCTGAAATAAAACAAGATATTGTTGACTATATAACAGCTCCAATTAATCAATGGTTACCTGATATTGAATTAATAAACATTGATGTACAAACAACAGACGATGATCCTAATTTAATTTACGATGTTATCGTTACAATAACATTCAGACCAACATATGATGCTCAGGAAAAAACATTAACATTAGGTGTTAATCAAAATGGAACGTTGGCAATTACGCCTTAAGGAAAACATGGAAACAAAAAAAGATATTTCATATTTAGGCAAAGATTTTAATCAATTTAGAAAAAATTTAATTGATTTTGCACAACAGTATTTTCCTACAACATACACTGATTTTAATCAATCAGCACCTGGTTCTTTGTTTTTAGAAATGTCAGCATATGTAGGTGATGTTTTATCATATTACATGGATGTTAATTTGCGAGAATCATTATTAGATCAAGCATCTGAACGATCCAATATATTTGATATTGCAAAAAATTTAGGATATCAACCAAAAAATGTTGTACCTGCATACGTTACATTGGATGTGTATCAATTACTTCCTGCTGTTGGCACTGGTGTAAACGTACGTCCAGATTTTGATTATGCATTATCAATCAAACCAGGTATGCGAGTTCAACAAAACAATGGTGCATCTATTTTTAGAACATTGGATTCAATTGATTTTTCTTTTTCATCGTCAATTAATACAACCGAAATAACAATATATGAATCTGATCCAACTACAAAATTACCAACTTATTATTTGTTGAAAAAACAAGTAATGGCAGTATCTGGAGATGTAAAAACTACATCATTTACATTTACTAACGCTATTGCATATGATAAAGTAGTTTTACCAGAATCAAACATTATTGAAATTATTTCTGTTACGGAATCTGATGGTGATAAATGGCATGAAGTTCCATACTTAGCACAAGATACTATTTTTGAAGAAGTTCCAAATTTAGCAGAAAATGATCCAGAATTATCACAATATCGATCAGGTTCTCCTAGTTTATTAAAATTGCGTAAAACTGCAAAACGATTTGTTACGCGTTTACGTAGCGATAATCGTTTAGAAATGCAATTTGGTTCTGGTATTTCTGATAATAATGATCAAGAAATTATTCCAAATCCAACTAATGTAGGAAATGGATTGGCAGCTTTGCGCCAAAATATAGATGTAAATATTGATCCATCAAATTTTTTGTATACTAAAACATATGGTCAAGCACCATCAAATACCACACTAACTGTTACATATACGGTTGGAAATGGTATTGTTGATAATGTACCTGCAGGTGTATTAACTAATATAGTATCTATACAATTTACAGATGATATCAATTCTAATATTAATGTAGGAACAACTACATTTATCAAATCCACAGTAGCAGTAACAAATGTTAATCCAGCTGTTGGGGCTAAAACTGCAGATACATTAGAAGACATTAAAAACAATGCATTGGGAAATTTTGCTACACAAAATCGTTTAGTAACGCGAGATGATTATATTATTCGTGTTTATTCAATGCCGGCAAAATTTGGTAGTGTTGCAAAAGCATATATTGTTCCTGATGATCAAATTTCACAACAAGAATTTGAACAAACTAAAATTGCAAATCCATTGGCAATGAATTTGTATATTTTAGGATTCAATCAAAACAAACAACTTATTGCACTTAATCAGGCAGTTAAAGAAAATTTAAAAAATTATTTAAATTATTATCGTATATTAACTGATGCAATAAACATTAAAGATGCATTTGTAATTAATATTGGCGTACAATTTGAAATAACAGTGTTATCTAATTATAATAGCAATGAAGTTTTATTAAAATGTATTGATGCTGTTAAATCATATTTCAATATTGATCGCTGGCAAATTAATCAACCAATTATGAAATCAGATGTTACAAATTTATTAGGAAATATCAAAGGAGTACAATCTGTAGTAAATGTAACATTTAATAATTTATATGATACTTCACAAAATTATTCAGGCAATATATATGATCTGCCTTCAGCTACAAAAAATGGAGTTATTTATCCTTCGTTAGATCCTAGTATTTTTGAAATTAAGTTTCCAGATAAAGATATAAAAGGACGTGTAATTAATTACTAATTCCATATTTATACAAAAAAGGATCATTTATTATGGGCAAACTATCATCAAATCGTGCTCAAATTGTTGCTGGCGGTTTAATTTCAGCAAGTTTTGTATCTGATTTATATGATATATTTACCGGTGCAATTACTGAATCGGTACAATTAACTGGTTCAATGAAAATTACCGGATCACTAATTGTTACTCAAGGAGTAACTGCTAGCCTTTTAGGAACTTCAAGTTGGTCAAATCATTCAATAACTGCATCATATGTAAGTTTAGTTGCCGGGCCAAATATCATTATAAATACAGTTGGTACTAATTATGAGATAACCGGAAGTCCGTTTACTTACAATGTAGATTCGGCATCATTTTCTTCTAGAATTACCGCAAATAGTTCAAGCATTGCTACTTTAAGTGGATCATATTTAATTGATTCGGCATCATTTTCTTCTAGAATTACCGCAAATAGTTCAAGCATTGCAGCAAACCAAACTTCATATTTAATTGATTCAGCTTCATTTAGTTCTAGTATTGTTACAAATCAAAACAATTATATAATTGATTCTGCATCATTTGCTTCTAAAATCATTATTAATAGTTCTAGCATTGCAACATTATCATCTAGTTATTTATCAACATCAGCATCATTTAGTTCCGGAATTGCTAATCTCGTAACAAACTCAGCATCATTTGCTGCAAACATAATAATTAATAGTGCAAGCATTGCTACGTTAAGTGGTAGTTTCTTAAATGTTTCTGCATCTAATTCCTCAAGAATTACGGCATTAGAATCTTTTAGTTCTAGTTTAGATACGTATTATGCAAGCGAAACACAATTCACATCATTCACTGCATCATACCAAAATAATTCAGCATCATTTGCTAATAGATCAACTGCATTAGAAGTATTTAGTGGTTCAGTTGCAACAACGGGATCTAATACATTTGTAGGTAATCAATTCGTTAACGGTTATATAGAAGTTAATTCGGGATATAGTTTGTTTACCAATCATATTGAAGAAACTATTCCAAATTCGGGAATTTCATATATTGCTGGTTTAGCCGGTCACAGATTTGAAGTTGGCGATGTACATATTACGGGTTCTGTTAATGTATTAGGAAATCAAAACATTAATGGCAATTTAACAGTTACTAATAGTTTATTTGTTCCTGCAACATCGCAACAAAATTTAAATAATGTAGTTGTAATTGATACAGGAACTGGACAATTATATTATACTGCGTCTGCAGCATTATATGGAAATGTATCTGGATCTGGTGTTTATTCGGGTAGTTCATTTACAACGTTTGCAGTAACCGGACAAAGTGCTATTGTTGCTAGTAATGCAACAGATACTATTACATTAACTGCAGGAAATGATATTGCATTAACAACAAACCCATCAACAAAAACATTAACAATATCAATAACTCCGGAGTTTTTAACAACGGCTTCTTTTACAGCATGGACAAGTAGTGTATATCTTGCAAATTTAGCTTCATTTAGTTCTAGTATTGCAGCAAATAGTTCTAGTATTGCAGCAAATCAAACTTCATATCTAATTAATTCAGCATCATTTTCAGCAAGTATTGCTGCAAATAGTTCTAGTATTGTTGTAAACCAAAACAATTATTTATTAAATTCAGCATCATTTTCAGCAAGCATTGCTGCAAATAGTGCAAGCATTGCCGCAAACCAAAACAATTATTTATTAAATTCAGCATCATTTTCGGCAAGCATTGCTGCAAATTATGCTTCGTATTTAATTGATTCAGCATCATTTTCATCAAGCATTGCCGCAAACCAAAACAATTATTTATTAAATTCAGCATCATTTTCGGCAAGCATTGCTGCAAATTATGCTTCGTATTTAATTGATTCAGCATCATTTTCATCGAGCATCGTCGCAAATAGTTCTAGTATTGCTGCAAATTATACTTCGTATTTAATTAATTCTGCTTCATTTTCATCGAGCATCGTCGCAAATAGTTCAAGCATTGCCACTTTGAGTGGAAGTTTTTTAACCAATTCTTCATCATTTTCTGCAAACATAATAATTAATAGTGCAAGCATTGCCACGTTGAGTGGTAGCTTCTTAAATGTATCAGCTTCATTTTCATCGAGCATCGTCGCAAATAGTTCTAGTATTGCTGCAAATTATACTTCGTATTTAATTAATTCTGCTTCATTTTCAGCTAGTTTGGCATTGAATACCGTTAATTATCCATTAGATTCGGCTTCTTTTTCAACTAGAATTACTGGATTGCAATCATTTAGTAGTTCAATAGCAACCCCAAATAGTACATTATCAATTAATGGATTATTTACTGGATCATTATCTGGATCGTTAAATGGAACGGCATCGTATGCAACTAATGCCGAAAATGCTCAAATACAATTAGATTCAACAAATGCAAATCGGTTTATAGTATTTACAAACAATAGTACCGGACCTAATAATCTTAAAGCAGACACTGGGTTTGAATATAATCCTAATACCAATATGTTATCTGTTCCTAATATATCTACTACGGCAGTTGTAGGTAATTTAACGGGTAATGTTACGGGTAATGTTGTTGGAACTAGTGCAGACTTTACTTCAATAACTGGTTCATTAAAAGGAGATGTTACTGGCAGTTTAATTGGTGGCAATGTCACAGGAAATGTAAGTGGTAGCATTACTGGATCATTAGGACAATTTGGTACTATTTCTAGTAGCATTGCAAATTTAATAACAATTACTGGAAGTTCAATTGTAACTGCAACTGCATCGTTTATGATGTTAACGGCAAGTTTAAGTGCAACTGGTTCATTTACGGGGTCATTGTTTGGAACATCATCGTTTGCATCACAAGCACAAATTGCATATACAGCATCTAATTTTAGTATGCCAGTTGCAAGATTTTCAAATAGTATCAACAACGTAACATTGACAAATAGTACAGATAATAACATTAGATTTAATACGACTGATTATAATACATCTTCATCATTCTTTGAATTAGTTAATTCTGGATTAACTACTGCAGCGGTTTATATAAAACAACCTGGATATTATGAATTTATTTCTCAGGTTTATTTGAACGGATTAGGTGCAGATGTTGATATATTAATAAAATTAGTAACTGGTGCTAGTACCGGCGGCGCATTTTCATTAGTATCATTATTCAATGATTATAAATCAGTTGAGGGTACAAATGATCAAACCGTAACTGGAATAGTTGTTGAATATATCTCAGCACCAGGATATTATCGAGTATGGGTCAATCCGTCAAATTCATCTATATCAACTGTTACTAGTTATAATACACCACCTAGATTAACAGTGAAAAAAATAGGATAATATGTTCAGAATATTTTATGCAGAAAAAGATGCAACATTATACGAATCAGCTGAATATTATAACACAGGTTTAGATGAAATTTTAGAAATAGGGAAACGTTTAAATACAGATGGTTCTAATTATTTAAAATCTAGAGCATTAATCAAATTTGATTTAAATGAAATTAACGCAGTATTAGCAAAATATTCATTAAGTGCAAATGATTGCAAATTTATGTTGCAATTGTATACGACACATGCAAAAAATTTACCAGCTGAATATTCAATTGATGCAAAGATTGTTGCACAGCCATGGATTAATGGTACTGGATTTTTATCGTCGACTACGGCAACACAAGATGGAGTTAGTTGGGCAGAACCTCATGCATCTTGGTCATTTTCTCCATACGGTGGTACCGGCTGGATATCTGGCAGCAACGTGCAAATAAATGGTTCAAGCTTGTATGCTACTGGATCTGGTAAAGGCGGCAGTTGGTTGTTTCAATCAGGTTCTGGAGTTTTTAATGCTGGATTTTTTAATCAAGTATTTTTTTATCAACCAGGACTTCAAGAAGCAGAAGGATTTTCATATCGGCCAACTGATATTAATATGGATGTTACTGAAGCTGTTTTGCTTTGGAAAAGCGGCAGCGGTGGCCATACAATTGCTAATAATGGTTTCTTATTGAAATTTTCAGATGCAGATGAATCTAATACTAATGTTGCAGGATATATAAGATTTTTTAGTAGAGAAACTCATACAATATATGTTCCTAGATTAACTATGTATTGGGATGATAGTAATTTTGCAACTGGATCATTACAAAACATTGATACGGAATCATATGTTGTATATACAAACATTAAACCAACATACAAAGATACAGAGATTGCAAAAATAAGAATTTATGGTCGAGATAAATATCCTAGAAAATCTCCAACAAATTTATTTCCTATACAAACTGTTAAACATTTACCAACTACTACATATTATTCAATTTCGGATGCTGCGACTGATGAAGTCATTATTCCGTTTGATGATATTTATACTAAAGTAAGTTGTGATAATACTAGTAATTTCATTTATTTAGATATGAACGGATTTATGCCAGAACGCAATTATCGTTTAAATCTTAAAATAGTAGATGGATTTATGGAACAGTATATCAACGACCAAATTTATTTTAAAGTAGTTAGGTAGAAAATAATGGTTAATGTAGACAACAATCGTTTATTAAACGTAGCAAATTCAGTTAAACAATCAATTTCTATAATTAAAGATTCAATTACAACTGAATTTCAAATTAAATATCAAAAACAAGGATTAACATATGTTTCAAATAACATTAATGTTGTTCCTAGAAACGAAAATGGTAACATTGCACTGCAAGAAGGTGTTAATAACAATCCGTTATTAATTATAGAACCAACAACAAATCAAATAACTACTAAATCTGTGCAGCGTGTTTTAGATACACAATTTAACTATTACAAATTCCCTGTACAAATAAATGAAGAATTAACTAATTTAAATTTAGATTTAGATTTAAATTTACAAGATACCGTATTTGCAAGATATCGTCCTGCATCCGATCAACGAATTCCTATAGGAGACTATTCTGGAATTGAATTTGGTGAAGTACAAGATGGTATATCACAAAGATTTTCAAATTCATATACTATTTCAAAAGAACTTAAAAATTCTGGTATAGATTTGCGTTTTAGAATCAAATTACAACATCGTTATGATGCTCCTTCGGGATATGGAACTGCATATTTTTCTTTAATACGAGCATCGGAACAAGGATTGGATAGAACGTTTCGTACTTTTGAAAATACTTCAAATGTATATTCTACCATACCTGGATCAATAAATTTTTATGAAGTTCAAAATTTAGAAATTGATATTGTTATTCCAAATTTGGAGTTTGAAATTGGAGATCAATTTCAAATTGGTGCAAAAGCTGGACAAGATAATGATACTGAGTATCATACCATCAATGCATTGCAATCATATTGGGTGATAACTGATGCAAGTAAAAATGTAGATCTTTGGAATCAGGAGATAAATGCTTAATCAGTATAAAAATATCAATGAAATAAAATCTACAAACAAATCAATATCTGCAACTCGTATAGATCGAGTTAAATTGGATACCGTATCTTACTCAACGGAACAGCCTATATTTTTTAATACCGATATTGTTAATTCTGCAGATGATTGTAGATTAGAATTACATGTTTATGTTGATGATGCATGGATTACTGGAAATCATAAAATTCAGCTTGAAAAAAAAATTCCACAGTATATTGATAAATCAACTAACAAAACAATTCCAATAATTAATCCAATTGCAATTGATATATTTTCAGAATTAAAAAAAATCAAATTAACTTCTGGAAATTTTAGAATTGCTATTAATTTTTTTAAAAATTTAATTGGTAGTTATGAACGACAACATTTACGAATTGATGAAATATCTCCAGATCGTACGGAAATTCGTTTACGTGCAATTGATGATGAAGATCCTGAATTTTTACGTCAAATTACAAATTACATACAAAATGTAAATCAAACTGGAACTGAAATTTATAAAACATATCTATTAAATTTTAGTAGAAATCAATGTGTACTATTTGTTAATAGTGTTGTAATTGGCGAATATTTATATGTTAAACTTTATGAACCATTACCTCAAAATTTTGTAGTAGATTTTAAATGTTGGATTGTAGAAGAACAAAAACCAACATATATTGATACCGTTGATATTGCATCAAAAGGTTCATTACGTACATTTAAATCATTAGCAAAACCAAATTGGCAAGCAAATGCAATTTATAATACATCTGCCGAAACTGGTTTAAAAAATTGGACAGATCTATTAAGTTCAACAACACAAACATCGCAGCAACTAATTGATACATATTTTTCTGGAAGTTTATCTGGAATGAAATTAAATATTGATTATTCAGATTTCAATAATTTTGTATTTTATAGTTCAGCAACCGAACGTTTAAAAAATTTCAAATACAAATTAGATTTAATTGAATATTATACAAGTCAAAGCGCGTTTGTTGCAACATTATCTGGTAGCACTGCTACTACTAATGCACAAGATTTTACCGTATTAAAAACCAATTTAATCAGTGGATTTGATAATTTTGAAAATTATTTGTATTACGAATCATCTTCAATGTTAACTACATACAATATTCCTAATGAAACATTTAATGTTGCGGAATTAACAGGTAGTTACATACAACCAGTACCAAAAACAACAAATACTAAACCATACATATTGACTTCAACAACAAGTTCAATTTTTAAAAGTTGGTATAACAATTTATTACAAACAGCATCATTATATGATAAATCAAACATCAATGCACTGGTATATACAATACCAGAATTTCTTACATTAGATACAAGTAATACCAATTTCACATCATTTGTATACATGTTAGGACAACATTATGATATTTTATATACATACATACATCATGCATCGTTAATTCATAAACGAGAAGAAAATCCTAAATTAGGTATGCCAAATGAATTGTTGTATTCTGTAGCAAAACAATTTGGTTGGACTTTAACTAACGGAAAACAAAATCAAGAATTATGGGAATATGTATTGGGCACTAATTCTGCCGGAATACCATTAACTGGTTCAGTCAGTGTCGGCGATCCTGCCGTGTCGGGACAAAATACAACGTATGCCGTTTGGCGTCGCATTGTTAACAATTTACCATTATTACTTAAATCAAAAGGAACTAAACGAAGCATACAAGCATTATTAGCTTGTTATGGAATTCCTCAATCAATTATAAGTATCAATGAATATGGAGGGCCTAGACTAGATCGAGCTCCGATATATGAAAAATACAATTTTGATTATGCATTAGATTTGAGTGGTAGTACGGCAGGAACAGTTACAGTAAATTATTCACAGTCAATTAATACCGTAGAACTTCGTTTTAGACCAGATGATGTTGTAGCAAATCCATCTATTCCAACTACGATGAACCTGCTTAATATAGGCTCAAATGCAGTAACATTAGAATTTAATAGCGGCAATAAAGGTGTAATGAAAATTAACGGCACCGGATCCGGATTAATTGAATTATACAATGACGAATGGTTAACTACCATGGTAAAAACAAATGGTACTAATTTAAATTTAATTACAAAAAAATCTAAATATGGTAAAATTGTTGCTGCAGTTTCGTCATCTGCAACCGCATCATTTGGTGCAACTGGGTCAATCGTATTAGGCGGAACTAGTACGGGTGCAAATCGATTTGTTGGGCAATTACAAGAATTGCGATTATGGTCTTCTAATTTACAAGATTCTGCATTTGATAATCATGTTAAAGCTCCAGGAGCTTATAATGCAAATTTAGATGCATATTCCGAATTGATATTTCGATTACCGCTCAATCAAAAAATAAATCACGCATTAACGAGTAGTTTATCAGGCATACAACCAAAAGCTTCAACTATTTCGGCATCATTTGCTGGTTGGTCACTAAACACTCCGTATGATTCATATGAAGAAACTCAATACTATGATGCACCATCACTTGGTGCCGGAACATTTGATGACAATAAAATACGAATTGAACAAAATGAATTAGTTGGTAGTTTAGATGTAAAAACTCGTGCAGAACGCAGTCAATTTGATAAAGCACCGTTAGATAGCAAAAAGTTAGGTGTATATTTTTCTCCACAATCAATGATTGATGAAGATGTTATTGCACAATTAGGATTTGTTAATTTAGATCAATATATTGGCGATCCTGGAGAAACAGATTCAAAGTCATATCCAAAATTAATACAGGCAGCACAAACATATTGGAAAAAATATGCAAATCGAAACGATATAAATGCATATATCAACATGTTTACGTTGTTTGATTTATCATTTTTTCGACAATTAGATCAATTACTTCCAGCACGTGCACATAAATTAACAGGAATACTAATACAACCAAACGTATTAGAACGAAGCAAAGATAAAATTTTACCAAATTTAACTAGATTTGATAGTAGTTATAATTCATTGATTTCAAATTCTAAAGTTACAGCATCTGGAGATTATTTACAATACTTAGGCGAAACGGATGCAAAAGTTTTAACAATTACGGCTCAAGATGATGACCAATGGCAAATGTATTTAACTGCATCGACTGCAAAAAAATATAATGGCGTTACTTATTCAAATACGTATTTAATTAAATCTGGAAGTACTTATATAACAGCATCAACTCCATATTGGTTAAGTGATGTGTTTCAACCAACTTATACTAGTAGCATATCATCAGAATTGCGTTATGTTTCAGCAAGTGTCAGTGCAATTACTAGTTCTGGAACAATTGGTATTTATGGATTGGGTACGTATGGGTCTTCTAGTTACGGAATAAATGTTCAACGTAAATTTACGGGTAGTTTTGCAGAAGTACAAGATTATTTACCACGTGGAATTGGAAATCAACGTTATTTTGGTGCTAAAATGACTTCCCCCGATTTCAACATAAGTTCAACACAAACTGTCGATGGCGGCCCTGTAGCAGAATTTAAAACAGCTAATCCAAATCAATTGATATATCAAAATCAAGATAATGCACGAGGAAGTTTTAGATTAGTTTAACCATAAAAACTACAACATGTATATTTATATTAAATAAGGTAAAAACATATGGGATATTTAGACAATTCAAGCGTTACAATAGACGCAATTTTAACATTAAAAGGCCGTGAACTTTTAGCACGAGGCGGCAACGCATTTAATATTACGCAGTTTGCGGTAGGAGATGATGAAATTGATTATTCATTATGGAATCCAGATCATCCACTTGGTACTGCATATTATGGAACAATCATTGAAAATATGCCAATTACTGAAGCAATTCCGGATGAAACTCAAGCATTAAAATATAAATTAGTTACTTTGCCAAAACAAACAACTAATATACCTGTTGTAACTGTAGGCAATACTACAATTACATTAGCAGCTCCGGGTGATTCTACAATTATTGCTCCTAATACAAGCAATTTCCGAGGTGGTAATGCAACATTAGGATATACAGCAATATTGTCTGATTCTACGGTTGCTGACATACAAGTTACTCGAGCATTACAAAATTCAGTGCTCCCAACTACACCTCGTTTTATTGGGGACAATGAAGATGCACAAAGCATTGCAGTTGCCGGATTTGAATTCCGCATTATTGCTAAAACACAATTGTTGTCTGATAAAACTGCAACAGTAACTGTAATTGCTAATGAAACCGGCGGAAGTGTTACTATTAATTTAACAGTTAAAAAAGCAACTACTGCAACAATATAAATGGAAAAAAATATGAAAATGAATGAATTCATTGCACAATTAAAACAACAACCTAGAATTGGCGGAGTACCAAGAATTTCTGCTATAAATGTTCCGGCATCTCAAACTACTCCTAATGCCGGATCAACTAACGTTAATGCTACTGATTCTACAATAAATGAACAAGTAAGACAATTAGCTCAACAACTTGCTAATCAAATTGTAGCAGAACAAGCACAATCACAGATATTAGCCCGTAATGGTAGAACGTATACAAAATTTGATTCAGCAAATGATATTATTTCCAATCAAACGGAAGTTGTAACGGGAGGTATGTGGAGTGATAATTTAGCAAGTTTAACTACATATTTTACTGCATCAACACAAACTACCACACAACGTAGATATTATGTTGATGTTTATCAAGACACACCTACAGCAGATGGTGCTGCAGTACAATTTGCATTAGCATTTGGTCATGCATTGGGTAGTGGATCCGATTCACAAGGACAACTTAATGATTCTCCATCAAAAGCTGTTTATTCTCAATATCGTCAACTTTTATTGCCACCAACTGATACGCGGTTTACAACAGCAGGATCTGGCAGTACAGATTATATTTACGTTGTAAACTTTAAACGTAACAGAATGAAAGAACGTTTAGATGCAGGCAATTTTGAAATTCCATTGCAACGCGTTGCAAATAGAGCTACAAATGCAACTGGTTCTGTAACATTGCATGCAACTTCTAGTATAGTAACACTTATTGATGATTCTTCTTTAGCATCACCTAAAATTGGCGATTCGGGCAAAATTTATAATATTGTTTCTGGATCTATTAATTCGGGAGTTTATAAACCAACGGCACCAACGTATTATGGATTAGCATATCCAGATTATGGTACATTGATTTTAGATGGCAAGATGCTTGATCAACAATTAGGATTTGCAACAAATACTGGTTCAAGTTCTGAAGGAAACAATCATTTTGTGTTGTATCATTCAATATCTGGCTCTGGAAAATTTACTGATCCTACAACTTCTGACCCATATGGATTTATTGCAAGGAATTCTGAAAAAGTTACTAGTACACATTATTTTGTAAGAATTAAAAATGCAGAATATAATTTTTCAAATAATCCATCATATGTAACGGGAAGCGTTGGTCAATTAGCACAATCAACATTTGTTGGTGATCCTAAAACATATATTACTACGGTAGGATTGTACAATGATAGTCAACAATTGTTAGCAGTAGCGAAACTTTCTAAACCGTTATTGAAATCATTTCAACGAGAAGCTCTTATACGAGTCAAATTAGATTTTTAAAATTACACTGATTTAAACCCTGTTATATTTATATTAAATGTAGCAGGGTTTTTACTATATGGCACAATCAAAAATTCAAGAACAAGAAGACGCATACAAAGGAACATATCCATCGGTTTTTAAAAAAATTGATATGTCCGATGTAGCAATTACACCATTTCCTGCTTATAAATCTTGGACTATATATTCAGGTAGTGCTACTTCAAGCGCATTGCCTTTACAAGGAATATATACAGATATTGAAGTGTTACCTGCTTTGGGTAGTGAATTAACATTTAATGATGCAAAGAACGTAGATGACAGTTTACAAAGTGTTACGTATTTTTCTGTAAATCATTTATATTATAAACACAAAGCTGATCCTGCAAAAACATATGGACCTACCAATTTAATACGCACAAAAAAAGCATTGTTTCAAACTGCTTCTATTTTATCAATACCACAAGTACGAATTGGCGAAGGAATAAAACCTGCATCATTCGTATTTACGTCATCGGTGTCTGGATCATTTTATGGTGATCGGTATGGAAATATTATTGATTCAGCATACAATACCAGTTTAATTATTCCTGATGCAAAATGGTATGAAGGTTTCAATGAATATTTTGATGCATCTAGAACAACATATATTAGCTCGGGCGTTACATATGTACCGGGTATTGTTACAACGTCTGGACAACAACGTGCATTGGGAATGGCTGCATATTTTTCAGGATCTGGATATATTGAATCTGAATTAAATGGATTGTATGACCGAGATCATGATTATGCTGTATCGTTTTTTATTAGCGGCGGCAATACTACTTCTGCAAATCAATTAATTGCAACAAAAGCATCACAAAGCACGACACCTACATTTCCATTTCGCATCGAATTGAGTGGTAGCAATCAACTTGTATTTACGACACAAGGAAGTACATCATACAAAACAACAATTACTTCGTCTACATATGTTACATCAAGTTGGACACATGTTGTTTGCCAAAAAACAGGAAGTTCATTGCAAATGTATGTTAATGGCGTATTACATTCATCTGCATCTAGCACGTTATTAGGAGTTTATAATTCGCCGTTAACGGCATCTTCCAGAATTGATAACAAAGACTCATTAAAAATTGGTGGTTTTAGCCCCTATAGTTTGAATCTACAAGGTTATTTAGATGAAATAAGAATCTTTAATAACGCGTTATCCGGGTCGCAGATAAGTGCGTTATCGGACCGTAGTGAGGGTGGAACTGCATTGCAAACACCATATGTAGGAAACGTTTTTGCAAAACATGGAATCATTGTTTTTTCATCTGCAGATTATCGAATCAATGATTTATTATTAACACCATTTACTGCATCTTATAGAAGCACTGTTACAATTTATGAATTAAATGTTGTAACAAAATTAGATGCTGGCGATTTTAATATGTCTACTAACATAACATTGACAGCAGATGATGATTCTACGTATCGTACATTTGCAACTAGTAGTGCATTTTCTCCGTATATCACAACAATTGGATTGTATAATGATGCCGGACAAATGGTAGCAATTGCAAAATTAGCACAACCCGTACGTAAACGCAGCGATGTTGATATGAATTTTTTGATACGATTAGATTTAGATGCCAATGTTTTGCCTAAAGGATAATAATGATTCGATTGAAACAACTTATTCATGAAATGACTGATGATGATTTGCAGCGCATTTTGAAAAAAATACGTAGCAAACAATTTAGATTGTTTGGGCAAGGAGATAATGGTCGTGTGTATGAAATTGATGGTGAAGATAAATTGTTTAAAATAACAACGGAACAAGATGAATATCAAGTTGCAGAACTAATTGTTGATAGATATTCAGAATTTTCAACGTTTATTCCTGTATATTATGTTGATGGTAACAACATGTACGTTATGGCAAAAGCATCGGATTTATCAGGAATGCAACGTGACAATATTGATCAATTTGTTGAAAAATATAAAAATTACGCGCGTAGTGAAGGTGGGGAAGTTTCTATTTTTGATTATTTAGATGCCGATGGTGCTCGCAATACAGATGTTCGTTTTGTTAATTTTTTACGGGCATTGCAACGAGATGTACAAAAAACAGGAATTTCTAATTTAGATTTGGATTTAGATTTTAAAACTGATAACATTATGGTTTGGAACAACAAATTAGTAATGATTGATTGGTAATTATAAAAAAGGATGCTATGAGTAATCGAATAGAAGCTGCTATCCGGCAATTGATGTTAAAACGAAGTCAACAAGATGCATTGTTGGAAAATATTATTAAACATGCATTAATACCACCGTCACAACAAAACAAAATAACAACTAAATTTAAACCCGGTGCAATTTTAGAACACATTATCAAGAAAACACTATTAACAGAAGGTTTATCTAAAATAGTAAGAACTAAGAAAGAAGAGTTTGAATTAGCAAAAAAATGTGGTGCGGATCATGTATTTGCAGTTGTTACAAAACGATTACCAGAATCAAGATTATCCGAAGCTGTGGAAGCAGCATGTAATGTGTCAGGAGGTGATCCAAAAAGTAAAAAAGAAGATGTTGGTCCGGTTGGTAAATATGCAACAGCACCGGATATTGAGTATGCTCCGAATTTAGATGACCCTGATCAGATTGAATTTATATCTGCATATTACTATCTACATGGAAATGTCAAACAACTAGGTGAACGATATCGCGTTACTGTACTTGTAATGAATACGAAAAACACACTGCTTAAATATATGGCTACCCACCAAGGACGTAATCAAAGTGATGCCCTTAATACAGATAACTTACGTATTTTGGTAGGGACTGCAACAGTTAAGAGCATGAAATCGATGCTAAATTTAATAGAACATAGAATCGACAATCGCGATCTGAAATGGTATAGAAAGAATGAACCAGAACTTCCAATGCCTCCGAAAGCTTGGTATGACTTTGCAAAAAATGAGTTTCCTGGAGTAACGGCGGTAGCCACCCTCGGATACGAGGATGATATAACAGATGACCCAGAAGATCAAGAAGAAACCGATAATGTACAAGATGATATACAAAAAGTCACTGATAAAGTATTAAAAAATGGTAATACATTTACCGGAACTTGGAATAATACAAAGGGACATCCAGTAACTGGTAAAATGACATATACCGACGGCCGGATTTATGATGGAACATGGACGTATGATGCAGCAACTAATACGTATCGGCTTTCTAATGGAACAAAAACAGCATCCGACGGCCAATATGAAAAAGGTACTTTTGATGTAAATAAAAAATTGCAAGATGGCGAATATTATGCAATTGGCAATCAATTTACCAGTAGTGGTAAAACTGTGTATCGTACATACCAAGGTTTTAAAACGGGTGGCAACATAGATACTACAAAACAATTTAAAATTTCACAATTTGATGCAACAACAAAAAAAGAAAACGCATATTACGAAGGAACGATTGATGCAAATTTAAAATTTGTTAATGGTACCATATGGGAAGATTCTACAAAAACAAAAGAAGCGGGTAAATTTATTAATGGTGAATTTGATGGTAGCGGCGTCGCTGGATCTAGTTCAACACCTGCATCTACTTGGAAATGATATGATAATAAACAGTATGATCGATGGGATATTGATGGATTTACGTATTTAAACCGTCAACAAGATAACACAATTTGGTATAAAGCCAAAACCGATGAATTCAATATAGCAGATACTAAAGCCGATTATGCTTGGTTTAACAATGCAGACAACATGAAAGTAATGACAGCAACAGAAATTGATGACATACAAAAAAAAATAGGTAAAAAATAGACTTAAAACAATGATTGTATTAAAACATTTACTTACAGAACAAACAGAATTTACAAAATTTTGTAAAAAAGACATATTATCTAAATCACAATTTTCTGCAGATAAATGGTCTTCCATACAAATTTGGAGTAATAGAAAAATTGCAGGTTCTAATACAACGTCACAACATGCAACGGGTAATGCAATCGATTGGTTTGGAAAAAAAGGAGTAGGTGATCCTGTAATGCAACAATTAACAGATTATTTATATACAAACAGATATTTTTACAATATTGAAAATTTAATTTACAACAGACTGATATGGAATGAAGGCAAAGGATGGCACTCATATAACGGCGTAAATCCTCATATAACTCACGTACATGTTGATTTTAAAATAAACAAACAATCAAATTTATCAAACTACAAAAACGCAAAACTAATAAATGATAAATTTCAAACTGCATTAGATGATATGTATTATGTTATCGTTACAAATCCTGAAAAATATTTTTCAGAATATCGTAGTTGGAATCCTCTTTCAAAAGGTATCGGCGATGATGAAGAAGGTGCTGCAGAACAATTGAAAAATGCATACAATCAACTAGTATATGATCCGTACATAAAAAAATATTACAACAACTGCACAAAGTCAGAACGTGCAAATATGGATGCATTTATAAAATTTTACAATGCACTATATCAAGCAATATACAATGGCCGTAAATTTACAGCCAACTTAACATATTATAAATGGAATTCATCAACTAACAAATATGTAATACTATCTAAAAAGTTTGTATTTGATTATTTGTCAGATTGGTTTGATTTTAATTAAAATTTAAAAAAAAATAAATAAAATTAGTTTATATTTAAGTATGAAACGAAATCATTTTCATAGCACATCAAATTCTAAACGAACTAATGCACTTAAACATGGTTATAAATCTGGTTTAGAACTTGAAATATCTGAACGAATCAAACAAACTGAATATGAACTTCGCTATGAAACTGAAACATTATCGTATACGGTGCCGGAACGCAAAGCAAAATATACACCAGATTTTGTGTTCATAAAACGCAACGGAGCTACAATGTACATTGAAACAAAAGGACGTTGGACTACTGCAGATCGCACAAAGATGAAACATGTATTGCAATCAAATCCAGGTATTGATATTCGCATGGTGTTTCAAAATCCAAATCAACGTTTGTCAAAAACTTCTCTAACAACATATGAAGCATATGCTCGTAAATTAGGCATTGTGCATGTTGCAAAAAAAGATATACCTGCAGAATGGTTAACGGAATGTGTTAAATTGGGAGAACATCCAGCAGATCCGAAACGTTTCTTCGGTTAAGGTTTGTTTTTTAAAAAAAATTTAATATATTTATGAAAATTAATGAAATTTATTTTATTAATAGATTGAAGAATTTATTGATTCAATCGTTAAGCCAGTAATGAAATGTATGTGCTTAACATATATTATTTATTAATATAATTGGATTACGTACGAAATTTCTTTATATTATAATTGTGAAGAACCTTAAACTGTTACAATTATTAGAATCTGTTTTAGGTAAAGGTAAATCTACTTCCGGCAACAATATTGCATTCTTTTCTCCATTTACTTCACATTACAAACCCAAATTAGAAATTGACATCAATACCAATACAGCTGGAGAAAATCCATGGCATTGTTGGATTTCTGATAAAAAAGGACGAACAATATCTAGTTTGTTTAAACAAATAGGATTGCCTAAAGAACGTTTTGAACAGCTGGCAAAGATAATTGAATCATCGCGATATCGAAACTCCACTGAAATAAAAACGGTAACTGCAATCACATTGCCGGAACATTATGCACCGTTGTGGCATAAAAAATCAACACCAGATTATCGCAATGCAATGCATTATCTAAAACAACGTGGAGTCACCATGTTAGATATTTTAAAGTATCGAATTGGTTATTGCGAGCATGGAGAATATGGTGGTAAAATAATTATTCCTAGTTACGATGATACGGGACAATTAAATTATTTTGTATCGCGAGCATTTTATAAATCTGACAAACAAAAACATAAGAATCCTAAAATTTCAAAAGACATCGTTGGATTTGATTTAACAATAAATTGGTCACAGCCAATCATTCTGTGTGAAGGTGCATTTGATGCAATTGCAATTAAACGCAATGCAATTCCATTATTTGGTAAAATTATTCAACCGGCATTGCAAAAAAAAATCATTGAAAAACGCGTACGTGATATCTATATTTGCTTGGATGCTGATGCACTTCGAAATGCCATACAAATTGCAGAACGATTCATGGCAGAAGGATTAAATGTTTATTTTATACAACTTCAAAATGCTGATGCAGCTGAATTAGGTTTTGAACAAATTACAGAAATCATCAACAATACTAATATATTAACTTTTGAAGGCATTATGGCCCTCAAAATGGACATGTTATGGACATAAAACAAATAGATTCTCCTTTAGAAAAAATTGACAAAATTTTTCATATCTCCGATGTACATATACGTACATTGAAACGGCATCGAGAATATCGACAAGTATTTGAAACATTATTTGATCATATTGAAACACATGCAACGGAAAATAGCGTTGCTGTAGTTACTGGCGATATTGTGCATAGCAAACTAGATATGTCACCAGAACTAGTTCAAATGCTTGTAGATTTTTTTAATGGATTCACAATTCCTACAATTGTTATTCTAGGCAATCATGACATGAATCTAAATAATATGCATAGGATTGATGCAATATCTCCAGTATTAGATGTTATCAAGAATCCAAACATTTATTTTATTAAAGACAACGGATTGTTTGAATTTGGTGGCATAACATGGAATCATATGGCAGTTGATAAAACTCCTGCTG